GCACCTTGAGTTCACCATCAATCGCCACACCATTCAGACCTTCAACATTCAGAGCCTCTTCCGCTTCCTTCTTGATTCCATCCAGAGTTTTAGCGAAGAACTCATGCACACTTTCACGTGTGATGGGTTTCTTGGTGGCATATAGACTGGTCAGGTAGTCATTCAGAGAACGCCGTGTTCCCATGAAGAAGTTCTCTCGCTCTTGATTAGTCATACCCATAGGTATATCCAACCAATCATCAGGCAATACAGCGAAGGTCGCAGGGGTATTTCCCTTGACCGTGCGGTTCATGGTCTTCACGAAAGTGTCCGCATGACCATCAGAGGAATCCCAAATACGACGAGTGCTTTCTATAAAATTATCAATAGTCTCCGCATCATTCCCAGCATCCACCATTTGTTTGCGAGCAACTACTTCCAACTGTTCAAACATGGTATCAGTCAGGAAGCGTTTGGTGTTGAGATAGTTCTCCTGTGCAATCTTGGCTTTGGTGATGAGTTCGCTTGCCGATGCCATATCACCGCCAGTACCCGCAGTCGCCCGCCATATACTTGCTAACTGCTTACCAGGATTGATGGGCATACCAAACATAGTAAAGATGTCACCCTTCGGGGTTGTTATCTTTCCAAAGAGTTTATGTTCCTGCGCTGCCTGAATAAGCAGTTCCTCTCGCTCAATAGCGTTGGTAATACCTTTCTTCTCAAACAATACTTCCAGCCATTCATCATATTGTGTGCGCACAGAGTTACTGAAGAACAATGAATAAGAACCAGGTGAGGGAAGCCAACTGTTTGGGTGCTCCGTAAAGAAATCTACCAGACCCTGCGCATATTTCAAGGAGTTCTCATCCCTATCAAGTAAGGATACGAAACCACTTCGAGCCGCCTTTGGGAAGAACTCACCACTCAATGCCTTCAATAGTTCGGGAGTGTTGCGGATATAGTCAGTGGCACGAACTGCAATCCCACCCTGACCAGACATTAGGTTAGTCATAAACTGTTCAATGGGTTGCTGAAAGGCGGTGTATTTAAGGGCACGGGTGAGGAGATTATTCACCCACACAGCCATTGCTAAATCATAAATAGTTCTTACACCTCGACCCACTTGGCGGATTCCATACAACCCTGCTTTCAACATTGGATTATTGGTGTCTGCCGCAAATTTGGTCAGGGACTTATCCATGAAACCCTGAAATGACTTCTTCCAAATGGAAGTGCCCTTTATCTGGTGGGCATCCTTGAACGCCTTGCTGAAAGAACTTCCAACGAAAGAGGATACCTCATCTACTGTGATTTTCTCGGCAGCCCTGATCTGTGCCAGAACATTTACGGACTTGGATATAGCAGTCGCCTGTTCTGCTTTGGGAAGTGTCCTGACTGTGTTTACAATATCATCCAACTCTTTATCCAGAAGAGATTCGGGGGTTTCCGCATTGACTTGTCGCACAACCTTTCGTGCAAAGTCTTCAATCAATGATGCCTGTCGTGCGTTGCGTGCATTGGAGAATGCGTTCTGGAAAGTATCAATCCAGCCCTTCTTAAGTTTGGATGGGTCAATAGTATCCACCATGCCCATGACAGTTTCAATACTTTTCTTGGTGCGAAGCAGTGGCGAGAAACTCTTATCCTTGCTAATTACAGATATAATTTCATCAGGACTTGCAGAAGATATATCGGCAGTCCCCTTCTTCAAATCCGCAATCATCGTGCCCATGCGGTCAATCTCTTTGAACTGCTCTTCTGGAAGTTTGGTGACAAGTTTGGTAGGTGAACCAGAAATCTTATTAAACAGATCGGACACAGAGTTATACATCTTCTTGGTCAGGTAGCGGTCTGATAATTCAACCGCAGTCTTCTCGTAAAGATTATTCTTATAGACCTTGTTTACATAATCCGTAAGGATAGGGGAATCATAGATAATATCATCGAGGAACTTTCCACCAATCTTTCCTGCTCCCCTGAAGATAGTTGAGAATAATAATCCATCCAACTGCTTCTCTGAAATATTACGAACACCTGTCGCTTTCGCAATACTCTTTAGTGCACTGTCATCGAAAACTAATCCCGCGGGAATGTTGAGTAAATTGTTTATATCAAAAGCAACCTGACCAGCAAACTCAACAGCTGGGTCAGCAAAATAATATTTTATCTGGTCAATTTCCTCCATGGTGGGAATACGACCTTTGTATAATTCAAACTGTGCCACCGCACGATATATCTTATCTTCAATATTCTTATCAGTAGCACCCGACCACGAAGCAAAAATATCCCGCAGTCCAATACGACTATCTATCTTATAGGTGCTCACAAGTAAATCTTCTGCCTGCCTGCGTTCTACGGGGTCGAGCAGATTGAAGTTAGTTACTGCATCTGTGTGTCCCTGCGCAGATAACCTCTTCAAGTCTAACTGGGTTTTCAGATCAAGTGCATTGGGTGTATGCCCCACAACATTCACCATCTGTGTTAGTAAATTATTCGTGAAACCTTCAACATCTTTCCATGACTTAAAGGAATGATTAAGTTCCCTATCCTGTTGACTTTCAAATAACTGTTCCTTGGCAGAAGTTGCAATAGCATCAATCTGGGTCTTCAGCGCAGACTCTTCTGGTTTGAGTTTAGAGATTGCGTTCTTTGCCCCTCTATCAATTAAATCGCTGACCTTTGCGTTATATGTCCTAACCCAATCAGCGTTTGTAGACTTTGATTGTGTAGCGTTGGAAAGTGTATTCAATCCTTTAGACACTATATTCATAAACCCAGAAACTGCCCCCATCATAGCAGGAGCAGTGGGGTCTTGAAGAAGGTTGATTCCAACAAAACTGGCTTGCTCATCCTTGTTTATGTTCCAGTCTCGCAACAGAACATCCCGTGTCCAGTCGCCCGTTTCCATAAACCCTTGCCACGCTTTCTGTAACAAAGTATCCTTCTTGGGTTTAGTGAACGAGATAACTGTGGGCTGGCGTGAACCTTCCACATCCATGTAGAATGATTTATCTTCAGGAACTTCTATCTCACCATACTTGCGTGCCCTGTCAATATCTTCAACAGTTGTCTTATCAAACTGTATCTCACCTTTAGATGTTCCAGAGATAACAGTCGAATAGGAATCCGCAAAGTTGGTATAGTCCTCCAGAAGTTTATTGGCGGTTGCCCCATTAAAGAACGCCCACTGTTCAGTAGGGGAATCGGACAGGAATCCATTCTTATCAATATACTGTGGGAACTCGGTGGGCTGGTCGGTATAGACCCAGTTCTTCTTATCCAGGTAAATGCGGGCATCAAACTTAATGGCGGGGTCTAACAGGGGTATCTTTCCATAATCATTCCCAGGATAGTTCTTAAGAATCTTATTGACTTCCTGTTGTTTCTGGATGATTTTGGATACCGCATGTTGCTTGTACCCAATAGCCGCATCCGCTCTACTTGGGGTCGGAACTTCCATCGCCAACCTATCCGTCATGGAATAGGTCTTGGTTTTAGGTTGGGGGATAGGTTCAGTCCCACCCGTTCCCTTGATAGGATTTGGTTTGTTAGATGCTGTGCCCTTGATAGATTGAACAAAGTTCTTGTAAGCAGAACTTTGCCAGAATTTCTCTGCCATAAGGAATCGTTCCTTTATCCGAACAGTTGTTTGTTAGCCGCTCCGAACCGATAGTTTCCTGCAACATCCTTGCCGATAGGAACATATCCACCCGCTGTAAAGAAGGGTGAGGTCAGTTGCTGTGCCAGTCCTGCGAACTGCTTGAGTTCGTTACTGCCACCTTTGAATTGCGACAGAAGCGGGTCGAGTGCAGACTGCATCTGCTTATACTGCACCCTTGATTGTCGGTTTCCTGCGCCAACTGCGCCTCCGCCAAAGTCTTTCATAGTTGTTAGCAATTGGCGCAGGAACTGGTAACCAGCACCGAACTTCTTCTTATCCCGCTTCGATACTTCCGCAATCTTATCTAACATTTGAAGTGCTTGCTTGGCTCTATCCGAAGAGGTGAACTGTTCGGTGATGTCTGATGTAATATCAATCGGGGGCTTTCCATACTCAACCCCTTCTGGATTATAAATGTCAAACGACTTCGCATCTGGGTAAATACTGTTCAGGTGCATGGCGACTGTGCGCTGGTCTTCGGGCGACAGAAATGGAATCATGGCATTATAGATAGCGGCGTAGTTCGTGGTAGCATTATATTCGGTAGGCAGTAGTCCACGCCACCACGAAGGTGCGCCTTCCATGGTGTAGGCTTCTTTCCATTTGACTGGTTTGGATTTGCCTCCCCCGCCACCACCTCCACCCCACCAATTCCCACCTCCGCCTCCTCCAGAACCACTACCAGCATCGGTTACAGCCTGCGTGAAAAGAGCATTATCTTGTGCTATCTGCCAAGGAAGGTCAGGGATTGCTGTCCATTGATTGACCGCATTTATTTTAGCCTGTGTAGGAAGAGTATAAGTTCCCGCAGGAAGGAAAGGTTCAAAAGCATCACTTACAGAAACCTTTGATGTCCCCCCTGTATAGGAATAAAAATTATTAGCGGGAGTCTTCGCTGGTGTGGTTGGTTTATCATCCTTACTATTATTCAACATCCAGTTAATATTATTAAACATTACTCCCTCCCTTCAACCGCATCTTCTCCATTTCCTGAATGTATTCAGCAGTCGCATCCGCACCATAGCGGTTAGCAATATGTGTGAAATCTTCAGGCACAAGTGTGTCATATAGAGACAGGTCAGGGTCTACTTTCATCTTACCCATCGCCTTGTCCATATTCCCAAACGCTTTGGGAACAATACTATTCATTCTGTCAAACATTACTGCACCATCCCTTCCATGTTCGGAGCAGCATTGGCTTGCGCTTCAATTCCCTGCGCTTCCATCATTCCAGGATACATCTGTTGGTCAGGTTGTCCATCCGCACCCTGCAACCCTAAAGGTTGTTCGGGTTCTCTCGGCTGTTCCTGTCCGCCCTGTGGATTCTGTGGTGCTAACTTCTGTTGCATCTGTTGCAACACCATCATTGCCACCTTGTCGCCAGTCTTCGCTCGGCGTTCCAGTTCGGACATAATGGTGTACTGCACAGTAACGGGATTGTTCTCAATCATCTCTTGAATCTTGCGCACACGAATATCATCGGGCTGTTGCTTGCCAAGATAATCTTCCATGATAGTACCTGAATCCAAGAACGGCATCGCCTGTGTTGCGAGTGCATGATTTCTTACCTTCTCATTCGGGAACTCAGGTTTGATTTCACATCGAATAGAATACTTGTCGAGGTCTTCACCCTTCACAGTTTCCACAAAGTCCTCTCCACGAATGTGCCCATACAATTCCATATACGCATCGGGTGCAAAGTTACTCGCTAACTTCACCCACTTGCGGGCTGCCCATGTCCATAGGTTCTCAAGTTGGGCAATAGCGGGTTCAAGGCGAATGCGATTCTGATCTGTCATCAGCGACAGACCGTATCCAGAAGATGAGTTCATGCCCTCACCATACATCACTTCGCTGAATCCTGACTGCTGTGTTCTACCACGAGCGAACTCAATGTGCTTATCAACATCAGGCGGTGTCCCTCGCCATTCAGGGAATCCCAAATCTTCACCTTCGCGCAGGTTGATTACCTTACCGATAGATTTATCAATCGAGATTATCTTACCTGCCTTTGAGCGAGCAATCAGCGGAAGCCCTGTATACATCAGCATCAGTCGCTTGCGCATATTGATGACATCTTCCAGTTCCTTCACAGGATTTTCCATCGGGCTCAAGATACTGTGCCACTTGGAACTATCGGTGCGGGAAGCTGGATTGTAGAAACTAACTGTGTAGGGTAGGTCATCATATCCATCCATGATTCTCAGGGGGGTAATAAATTCCTCATTGAACATCATAGCGTTCTGAACAACCAACTTCTTCTTCATCGGGGAGCGGGTGAGTTCTTCCTCATCCTCCACGCCTTCATAGTCAGTAGCATCGGCGGGTTGAAGTTCATACGCCAATTCCCAATAGTCAATGAACTTACCTTTGGTGTCCATCTTCTCTTGCAGGGATGTGCCCTTGAAAGAATCCAGTTCCTTCTGATATGTTTCCTCTGCGTCGTACACGGACATCTCTTCTTCACGAGTAACTGCCAGCCAGCGTTTCGTTCCACCAGGTAGCATACTCACTTGCATCGGGTCAATGACTTCAATGCGCAGGGGCAGGTCATAATATATCTTCGCCTGCTCAATGATATTCATATCTGCATCCGTTATATCCTCAAGTCGGAAGCAGTTATCGTGAATGAATTTATCCCATACTCCCAGAAGACATGCTCCCCCATCACGCACGAAATTCAGATTGGTTTCATACTTATGGTCGTACTGGTAGCGGTCTGAATTAATATCAATGAATCCTGCGATGGCTTTCTCAATAACACTTGTACCCTTCTGTTCTTCCCCATCAGGAACAAATCCACGTCTGCGCCAGATATAATCATTCGACTGCATGATACCGACAGCAAGGTCTACCACATTACAGGTAACAGGGTCTACATACCGCTTCTCACCTGGCAGGGGATTGCTGTCGTAGTGGTCGCCATCATATAGTCTGCGCCAACGGCGAATACTTTTGTGCCAACCAGAAGAGAATTTCTCTGCCGCATATCTGCGCTGAAGAATATCCCCACGCTGCTTAAGCATTCCATCAGTCATACGAGCCATAATAACTCCTTAATTTCGTAACTGCCAAGGTAACTCTCTCTCCGATTCATCCACATGGTCAAGCGAATATTCCCCATAGGGGGAATCTATTCTCTGGACACTACCCATATCAAAGTCTTGGTTTTCTATTGCTCTATATAATGCCATGGCGAGCGATATGGTGGCATCCACATGCTTCTTCGCTGTGCGCCTGTTCGATTTGTCTTTCACAATACGAAATCCACGACTGGTGTGTTGGGCAACTGCGTTCTGCAAATGCTCACGCAGTTCATCACTCTTATACGCCCACAGGTTCTGGTCGTGTAGAATATCAAACAACGCCTGTGATGCCACAATCATACCCGATTCAGACTGCACAAATTCAGACATCGGCAATCCCATTGCGCCCAATCTGGTAATAATCTGCAACATCTGTGAAGGGTCGCACGCTATGTCTGCTATGTTGTAAGTCTTCCACTGTTTCATCAGGTAGGGTTCAACTGTTTCCTCAAGGTCTAATACCTCACCCTCAACAGGTGTCCATATCTTGTGGAAAAGAACTATTCCTTTACCCTCTCGTGGGTCAGTAGTAACACCCACAATAGCGGTGCAGTCATGCTTCAATCCTGTATCAACCGCCACGAACACAGGACTCTTACGATAGGGATGTTCCAACCAAAGGTCTGCGGACATGGGTTCACGCTCAAGATATTCCGCAAACTTATCCACCGCATTGTCCCACCACTCAATCGGGAAGAACTGTTCATTGGATGTAACCCATCGGTTCTCATGCAAGCGCAGATAAGCGGATGGGCGCAGGGTCTTTAACTGGGAATCGTAATAAAGGTCAGTCTGCCACGGCATACGAGGTTCGTGATCCCAATAAGCAAAGTATGCACTACCGTTTCTGTAACAGGGGAGGGGCGCAAGTTCTGGAATCAATTCACCCTTGCCATCTGAATCCTCATCTTTCCCCACAGAGTTCAGGTAAATGTCGTGCAACAAATTAGATTCCCCAAGGAATCCCGCATAAGAAGTTATCAGTTGCAGGGAGTGGGGAATAATTGGGATAGGAGTGAGTTCATCATAGCGTCTATAATCATCCTCTGAAGTATTACCAGTCCAACAAATGTTTCCATTTCGATTGGATAACCATGTTGCATTATCCACAGAAGGACACCATACTCTCCCCTCATAATGAACAGTTTCCCAATTCTTTCTATGATAACAAAGATTACCAGTAGAAAATGATGCGCGATAGGAAGGATATTTATTAGCAATTATGCGCCCATCTCGCCTATCTATATGACTGCGCATACGACTTCCCATATAGCGTGGGGTGTACCCAAGTTTCAAACCAATCTCTACCAAATCATCTAATAATTGTTTAGATGAAATTTCTGTTTGAATGTTGTTACTAATCCATCCATCCCCGTCTATGAATGCCTCAAAGAACAAACTTAGATACTCGGTATCATAATCCTTTAACTCAGTCGGTATGAATTTCTCTTGAGCATGTCCGAACTGATCTAAATAAGTGGCTAATTGTTTATCTCGAATATAGAAACCTTTACCATTATAAGTAAAGTCTAACCCAAGAGCAACGAAACATTCCCGCATAGCCTCAACAATTTCAGGATGTTCCGTATCTCTTTGTGCAATATTAACAGCAGTACGAGTTCCAAGTCTATTATGTCCAGATACATTCCCCTCTGATAGATAGTACCCCATAAACTCAAGGAATCTATCTGCAGGATATGCCTTCTCTTCAAGGTGAATTATGTTTCCAATTTTAGAACCTGTCTTTGGTATATCACAGGCAGGAATTGTGAAAGTAGTCTTACCATTTCCTTTCCACCCCGCCTCTACAGATATTCTACCCTCGAACTTCTTGGATGCTTCATCTGCACGAAGGAACTCGTACTTTACCTTTGGATTATTAAGACTAATGTTTCCGCTTGTTCTAAACTTTCCAAAGATTCTATGATTAGGGGTGGCAAGAATATCTCCCCTACGATGATTGAGTTGTAGCATATCCCCGCTATAATCAAACACACTGACTTTCTTAACAGGTTGCCACTCAAACATCAGGGTATCAGGATTTATTGTAGCAATCTCTTCCCCGACAACAATCTCATTATACCGCTTCCAACCAGATCGAGTATAACATAAAGTATCGGAACTTAGACAAGCCCCCCATAATTCATCCCACACAACCAAAGCATGACGACCACCAGCATTAGAAGTATAATTTCTGGTGAGCACAATTATTGTAGTCCCATTAGATAATTCTATTTTATCCTTAAGAGTCTTTGCTCCAACATCGGGGCGATGCTTAAAGTGATAAGTCAAATCCTTAAAGATAAGGCGCACAGATTGTTCTTCACTATTTGCACAAATAAAAATTTCCGTCCCCTCTGGTGCGCACTCGGCATACCAGGCGACTATAGAAGCCGAAATCGCTGTCTTACCGCTCTTTTTCACTGCGGATAAAATTTCAGTAGTAAAGGGGAACTTACCTTTCTCATCTTGCTTGAGAATATAAGGAAGAATAACACTCCAAGGATAAATAAGTTCGAGTCTTCCGCGACCCCCATCAACTTTCTCTTCTGCATCCCATGTATCATTAATTATAAACCCGCCACTGGGGTCGTTGATCCACTCTTCATAGGACTTAGAAAATTTCGACATAATATCTAAATGAGTATTATACCACAGTTCGTGGTGAAAGTCAAGTATTAGTTATAAATATAATATTTATCACTTTTATTATAGAAATTATTCTGTACCAATCATATATAGATAATACCATATTCGGGGTATTATCTATATACAAAACAAACACCGCCCATTTAGAGCGGTGCTTGTGCATCCATCCCTTTCGGGATTTCAGATCTCTTTCCGCACTTGGCGGATGAGGCTACAGTCTCCCACTTATCGGTAGGGAGTCACCTGATGTTTCTGCGGTTCAGGTCGCTCGGTTTCTCGTTGTCATCACAAGTAGGGTCATTGCTACTTTCTTTACCACGAGAAATTAATGGACTTCATGAAGCCAACCGCCCTCAATGCCGCATAATTGGCGGAGCAGGAGTCGAACCTGCTACGAGCGTTATTCGCCATGATTGGCATTACTATTACCGCTCACCCCGTTTATTGGGCGTGTTTCATCCGACATACACCATCCGCCAACTTTTTACCAGTGCCTACTCTGGATACGCATAATTACATTATACAGTATTCTATCTGTTTTGTCAATACCCTAAACTTCGGGTTTCCCTTCGTGATGCCAGATGTGCAGATCAATCCGTGCAGGGATAACAATTGAACCACCCCCGCCACCAGGAACTATTGGGTCTTCATCATCAGCAGGCGGTGGAGTAACTACAGGTTCTTCATACGGAAATTCATCTACTTCCGATTTCTCAACCCTGCGAAAGCGATGTCCGAGTTCTTCACCTGTCTTGCCCCAACTCGACCAGTACACCCAGTTCTTTTGCAGACCTGTCGGATTGCACACCAGTCCCCCACCCATCTGCTCGAACCACATATTCTTCGGGAGTGCCTCGCCGTTGTATCCTCCCTTGAACAGCATCAGGTAGGATTTACCAGAATACATACCCTGATATTTCAACGGAAGTTTATCAATCTGCCCCTGCGTCAGGAACAGGGTCGGCAGATATGCGTTACCTTCTGGCTCAATTGTATCGAGTGCTTTGCAGGCTGCTTCGATGCGGACATTGAATCCATCTTCATCCTCACCTGATTTCCGTTTCAACGGAAACAGATCGAAATACAGTCCACTATCATAATCATCCCAAAGGAATCGTTCCTTAACCAAATGAAACTTGTGCATTACTTAATCCTCCTCAATTCTCAAAATAATCATCTTCACAGGGGTAATCATCCTCCATGAAGTCCCACTCTTCGTCTTGTATCTCAAGACATTTGCGCAAATCAGTCGCCTCCCACTGATCTATAAACTCCCCCATGATTACGCCATCATCCCTGTTTACTACAATCCAAGTGTCATGGCGGGTAGGCAATACTTCAAAGGTCATTTTATCCTCCCCAACAATTCTTCAAGGAGTTGAATGATCCTATCTAATTTATCACTCATAGATTTGGATGAATAAGAAGTTTGGTCGGGATAATATACAGGTTTAGCACCAAGAAGTCCTGATTGCTTACAGTTATGTACTGCCGTAGATGGATAATAGTATTCCCAACATATTGGACATTGAACCAAATCTGTACATTGGTCAGTATTCATTTCTTCCACCCCCTCATTGTCAGGGCAAGGCGGGCTTTCTGTGCCACCTTATCATTCCCTTTGGCTTTCTCTCGCAACCATGCTACCTTGATATTACCATCCGCATCCATAGCACCTGCTTCCTTGGCAATCTTACGAAGCGACCCTGGGTTCTTGATTGCTTTCTGAACCCAACGCTCCTGTGTCTTCTCTGCCATTGTAACCTCCTACTCTATCCACCATCCAATATTTCCAAATAGATGTGCGCCCCTCTATGGGTTGTTTCTCTACAGAACCGAATCCGCCACAGAAGGAACAATTACTTTTACTCTCCGC